AGGAACTGTTCTTACTTGAATTGAGTAGCTACCTACTAATTCAACTTTATCTACTTCTACTATTTTTTCTAAAGCCATAAAGACCTCCTTGTTTTTAATTCCACTTAACTATCCAGTTAAGCAACTTGATAAGATATTTGAAATGATAAATAACTTTGCGAAGAAGTAGAAAAAGCATCTTCTTTGGTTGTTACCCAAATGCCGTTATCAACTTCATCTTGTAAATGTATTACACTACTATCATTTGATAATAAGCCTATTATATTGCCAGTATTATTAGAACCTTGAACATTGACATTGTATTGTTGAAATGTAACATAAACATCAAGTCCACTTTTATTATCATAAGGCAATCCAGAAATAGTTATAGCAGTAGAGCCACTTCCATCATAATCTAAACTTGCTAAAAAACCTTGAACATGAACTATGTTGCCAATTCTAGTATAGTTTCCATTTAAAGTACCAGTAAGTGTATTTGCTGGAAATACTGGTGTCCAAGACCCTTCTTCATATTCTGTGCTACTATCATAAGGTGTATTTTCTAAAGTTGCACCACTAACAGTACCATGTAAATCATTACCAGAGCTATCGCCCCAGACTTTTTCTCCAGCACTAGAACCCATATATTCTGCTACTGCACCGATTGGAACTAAAGATAAACTTGTTACCGAACCATCAGATGCTTCAATGCCATTTCTTTGTATTAAATGTGTTCCAGCAGCAGTTGCAGTAAATTCAGCAGTTTGCAAAGAACCAGTAACAGTAGTTGAAATTTGTTGAGCAGCACCAGAAGCCGAAGTTCCTACCCAAAAATTAGGTGCTGTTCCACTATCTAAGGTCATATTGTATGTTAATCTATATCGCTTACCTATAATTAAAGTAGAAGATAGAGCATTACTTGCCCATCCATATTGAGAAGTGTTTATAAATTCAGTTATATTGTTTCCAGAACTTGAAAAAGTTTCATAAGCTAATGTGCTAGTGTTATTTGTCCAAGTTCCTCCAAGCAATTCAGTCTGATTAGCACCTTTATATTTAAATGGCACAGACATACCAGAATACATTTCTTTTACTTCTGTGGCTGTTAAGGCTTTGTTAAAATATTTAAGATTAGACATTTCCATTTCACCATAATTAGTATCTAATCTGGCAAATGTAAAATCAGCATTTTGCTCTACTGCATCTGTGCTCATAACTGATGTTGTAGTTCCTATCGCAGTACCATTTACATAAAATTGCCCAGAGCCACTTCTATCTGCTACAACAGCTATATGTGCCCATTGACCATCTGTTAATCCACCAGTAGCAGTTGCAACTAAGTTAATTTTTGCAGAACCTCCATCAATGGCATAAAAATTTAAAAAATCATTACTGTCTGTATTTAAAGCGTAATAATTATTTCCATCTTCAAACTTGCCAAATATATAATTTAAGCTAGTCCATTCTTCTGCTTTTACTAACATTTCAAAACTAAAGTCACCAGTACCTAATTCTAAATGTGGTGTTTGAGTAGCCTCTGTAACAGTTATTACATCATCTACACCATCAAACCGATAGTAAGGTGAACTCATTGTATTTGCTACATGGTTAGGAACATTTTGAGAATGAATATAGGCTGGTGCTGTGGCACTTCCAACAGAAATATCTGCAGTAGCTAAATCCATTTGTAATACTGGGTCAATACCAATATTACCAGCATCAGTTAAGGTTCTGAATTTAAATACATCATCCATAATAACTTGTTGCATGATTTTTGTATTACTTCCACCAGCAGTATCTTTTAAAACTATGTCTGCTTGTGTTGCTCCTTCTAATCTTAATCTTGAACCTGAATCACTTGATTGCATCCTTATTTCTTTTGCACCAGAGCCACTAATATGCAAATTAGTATCTGGAGAAGCAGTTCCAATTCCTAATTTTCCATCTTTATCAAGTGTCATATTTACAGAGCTAGAACCTCCAGACATTGTAGAAAATTGAATTTGACCATCATCTTTGTTAGTTGTATCAGCACCACTTGCCCCAGATATTTGAGCAACAGCAGTTCCATTCCATTTAAAATTTATATTTCCTAGACCTTGGTCTGCTCCAGACCTATTAGCATCTAAGTTTAAAGTAACTGCTGAATTACCAGTATTTTCTGCTGTTATAGCAGTTGAAGTAGCACTCTCTAAATTTAACATTACTGATGGTGATGATGTTCCAATTCCTACATTTCCACCATTTATAGTCATGGCTGTTCCAAATGTACCAGCATTACTTGTTTTAAATTCAACTATTGAGTTTCTTGAACCATCTGTAATTGTATTAAATCCAGACAATAATGAAAAACTTGTTCTTTCTTGGGAGTCAGTTAATAATCTATGAGATAACCTTACCCTATTTGATGTATTTGCACTTTGGGTGCTTGTTAAATAAATTAATTCTGCTTCTGCTCCACTTCCAGCGATTTCAAGAGGTGTTGCTGGGTCGGTTACTCCTATACCAAGTGAGCCATTTACATAAACCTTATCTGTTGCTAGTTGTAATGCAAATGTATTTACACCATCTCCATCTGTAATAGCTACTAAAGTTGTTTCATTTCCACCACCATCAGGTAGTGATAAAAGTTGAGGATATGAACTTGCAATTGTTTTATTAGTTAATGTTGCCATAATTTTTCCCTTTAACTTGGTTCTGGGTCATCCCATTGTTGTGTTTGTTCTTCCCATTTTAAAAGCGAACCCTCAGACCCACTCCAACCTATATCATAGATTGCTTGCATGAATGTGGTCGCTACTATTCTTAATGCAGTAAGCATTATTTTAAGGCAACTAAATTTGTTGCAGTTGTATTGGTGGCATCCACCCTATCAAATTTTACTGGAAGTAATTGCCCTGAGGCTAAATTTTTAAATACGATAGCTTCTCCTGATCCATGAGCATCCAATGCAACATCTCCACCTACGCCAACATATAAAGCTGAATATGGAGACCCTGTTACATCCGCACTATCGTTTGGAGATACTGCTACAGCATTCTCATAAACCATTTGATTTAGAGATTCTACTACAGAGTATTTTCTTGAACTTGCCATCTTCTTTCTCCTGTGATACGATACCTTACCGAGCTTGACAAACTCTCATGGGTATCTTGGTTAAATGGGGGCAGAGTAAACCACCCCCATTAAGTAATTAACTTCTATTAAGAAGCGTTTGTGAATTTATATCCACGAGTTGCATGTATTAATGCACACCCATAAAGAGCGTCAGCAACCACTTTAGTACCTAAGTGATCAATCGAGTAATCTGATTGCATTCTGACTTCTTGTTGCATTGCAAATCCAACTGTTGTTTTGTGAAAAATAACTCCACTAACATTAGTACCGCCTGTTCCTAAAGCATTAGTCATCATTACTGGCATACCATACATGCTGTCTACCATTCCAGTAATAAGACCACCATTAGCATTACCAGTTGAATCATATCTTACTAGACGATCCTCTTGCAGTAAATCTGCATAAACTGTTGGATTGACAGCCATCATAAGCTCACCATCACGATAATCAAGGTCAGCTTCACCTAATGAAGCAAGTGCTGCTTGAAATTCTGCTTGTGTGATAATATCGTCAGTTGCTAAAGTAGCTCCTGATGATACAGTAATTAACTTACTAGCTATATGAGCATCTATTTCTTTAGCCAAAGAATATCCAAAAGCTTGAGAATATTTCTCAACCATACCTGGATTAGCTTGAATAACTGCTATATCTTCAAATAACTTTGAAGCATATTTATGTTGATTAATTGTAATATCAGAAGTAGCACCAGCATCTATATCATACTGAATTGCTGTATTTTGTGCTTTTGTTTCTACTGTTAGTTCTGAAATTAAAGGTACATGAATAACATCCCCCTTACCTTGAACCATATCACTATAATCATCTACAAGTGGTCTAAAAACCAACTTTCTTTGTAGATAATCATATACATATTCACTCCATATTTCTGGAATAAATACGTTGACTTCTGCTAGACCTGTGTTACCAGCTCCTAATGAATCATAACTCATTATTATCTCCTATAAGATTCTAATATTTTACTCCAATTACGTTTACGTTCTTCAGGACTCATATCGGTTATTTTGCCAAGTCTTTGTGTAGGAACAGTTCCCTTTCTATCAGGAGGATTTTCCTTTGACTCGCCAAATTCACTTACGATATTAAGTAGCGTTTCCGTATCCACATTGGAAAATTTTTCTCGTTTAGATTCAGGAAGTTTAGCTAAAGCATCTTTCCGAAGTTTTAAATCCATTGATTCCCACTTCTCTTTATAAGGTTTATAGGTTTCAATTTCTTTATTAAGCTCGACATTTAATTCTTGCCACTTTTCTTCTTCTTTTAACTTAGCTCTCTTTTGTTCTTCCTGTTGTTGTTCAAAAGCTTTCATTTTATCTCTGAGATCATTTCTTTCAGAGATTACTTCGTTTAGCCTTGAAATAGGTACATTGTTTTCGTCTTTAGTGACGTTTTCCTGTTTTACATCTGTTTCGATGACTTTTTCTTCTGACATTTTTACCTCTTAAGTGAGTAGTTATTTTGCAAGAATATCCCTTGCATTAAAAGTATAGTATAATGTAACTTATAGAAGTATTCTAATGCAAGAGAAAAATTACGAATTTAAAAAAAAATGGTTTGAATATTTAGGATACAAACCGCATGATGGTCAGCTAGCTCTTCACTATCCAAAAAAGTACAATGCGAGATTTAATGTTATTGTGTGTGGTAGGAGATTTGGAAAGACTTGGGCTAGTGCTATGGAGGCAACCTATGTAGCTTCACAACCCAATAAGCGTATATGGGTTGTTGGGATGTCTTATAAAAAAGCAAGATTAATTTTCAGAGAGATATGGCAGAGAATGGTAGTTGGGCATGGAGACGATATTGATAAAGCTTCTGAAAAAGAT